GACAAATACATTTAATGCATTACCTGTAGTATCGTTGTCTTTACCTACAAATTTATATTGGTTTATTACTGCCATTATTCTAAAAAGAAACTTTTAGCCTCTATCTCCTGTTTAACCTCATCTTGAAATGAAGTATTTAATTTTGTTATTACAGAGTCAAGATCCCTAACCAATGATTGTATATTAGTTTGACTATATTCTGGTTCTGCTCTTGTTAATGATTCTACTATCTTAGCCATATAAAATACTTGCTAGTCCTCCGTTCATATAACCTGTTCTTCCTCTACCAGTTCTATTACTTACAGGACCACCGGTTGTTGCGCTAACACCAAATCCTTGTCCAAAATCATAAGATTTTTGATTGTCCGCACCTACCCCATAAGTACCATCGCCTCCTGCACCGCCTCCATCTGGAGGTGTTGGTGAACCATGAATGTCTACGCCAGTTGGTCCTAATTTAATACCTTTCTTTTCAGCTTCTCTAATTTTGTTAGCAGTCATTCTTTGTCTTATAAAATTATTAAAATCTATTTGATTTTGTACTGTTTTAAATTCTTTTTCTTTTTCTAAATAATATTTGTCAATTGGTCTTAAATCTTTTCCTTGAGAAATTCTATCATTAGCAATTTCTACTCTTTCTTTTACTTTATCCGCATAATTTCCAAACATACTTGTTTTATTATATCCATACCTATCTTGATTAGGTAAATTACCAAACCCGTGTATGTTTTGTTCTTGATTAGCTATCTGCATGTCGATAAAAGCATTATCAGTTGCATTTAATCTATTTTGTTTTGCAAAGTTATCTGCCATGTTCATTAAAAAATTTCCTCCGGGAATTGCTAGGCCTATCCCTGTTTTAATTAAACCACCAAATTTATCTAAATAAGTTTCTTCAGGTTCCGTTCCAGGAAGATAACCGCTTCTGCTGTAATCAGTTCTATTAGTTACAAAACTTCCAGATGGTTGTGCCGAGTATGGTGTAAAAGCATTAGGATCAAAAATTCTGTTATTATTTTGATTATTAGCGAAATTTATAAAAGAATTAGTATTAGGAATTCCAATAGAACTTGTTTCTTCCTCTTCTTCTACGATAGGTGCATTATAATTTAATCTATATTTTTCTTGAGGAATAAAATATTGTCCTGCATTATAAATATTTTGATCCCCTAAGTTATAAAACGGTGCCATTATCTTCTTCCTCCCGGTGCAATATCTAATCTAAACGTGCCTAACTTCCAGTCTTGACTAGCCGCAGTGTTTGCAACTTTTAATGCAATAGACCTTGCTCTTATTCGTGTATCTTTTTTTGTTGTAGTATTATCTACAGAAAAATTAGTAGTTGTTGCAGAACTATTTGGATAAGTCTTAGTTACAAAACTAACTTGTGTGTTACCAGTTTGCGAAATAAAGTCAGGTATAAATCTGCTTATTCTCATTATAAATTCTCCATCTCCTCTAAGATCAGGCATTCCAACTACCTGTCCTGTAGGGTTTCTTCTTTGAGTAATATCAAAGTCACCAGAGGTGATTGACCCAATAACTGCTGTTATTACTCCTCCTGCATCTATTTGATCGGTCCCTGTTTCCTGTTGATAGTATGTTGTACAACCATCAGTGTTTCCTGTAACATCGTAAGATGCATTACTATCTGGGTTATAGTACGTTGCGTGAGGTTTTGCAAATACTGCTGAGTCTTGCCAAGCGGCTCTAGGCAACGTTCCTGTAGTCCATATAGGCCTTCTAGGCGTAGAATCTAAATAATTGTAGGTTACTACCCTATTGACAGCATCTGATGCAGCTGTGCAATAGAACCAATTTATTTCTCCAAATAGGTTATTTAATCCACAGTTTACAAGATCTCTAGATGTAGAGTTTAAGTCGTCGTATACATGGTCTTCAACCAAACAAGGTAGTGATTTTAGTTGACCATCATAAGAAAAGAATCCGTTTTCTGACATCCAATAAGCTGTACCATCTACTTCTATACAAGCATTCTTACCTAGCAATCCACAGTTGGTGCCCACTTGTTCAAATGAGAATGTAAACGGTTGACCTACAAACTTCATAAGAAATAATGCAGTATCGGTCCAAACGTATATTGCATCCCTACCTTTGATTGCACCCATAATCATAGAACCATCTGCAAGTCTTTGCGTACCTGCCGTATTATCTGCTCTTACGGTATAGGCATTTGTACCATCAATATTTTCTTGGTCAGAGAATCTAATAAACATATCGTCTTGTGTCGTAGATGTTCCAACCGTTGTTTCAGTTCCAAAAAATACTAAGTGTCTATCGGGTGTAGATACTAACACATGTCGCGATGCTGTAGGTGCATTAGCAAGTAATGTTGCTCTTGTAGAAGTTGCGGCTGCAGCGGCTGCATCCCATTCAAAACATGCGCCGTTATATATAAGAGCAATTAATTTTGTACCATAGTTATCCAATACCCAAAGTCCTGGATCAATTGTAAAGTCAGCGTTAGATGGATCACCCCAAGCAACATACTCAGATATATTAGTAACAGTTGCACCAGAACTATGTGTTGCTTTTGTAGTTCCGTTTGCACCTCTAGCCCCACCACTTAATGTATTCGTTGTAGTGTTGTTAGCAGTAAAACTTATATCCTCAGTTCCAATTCTAATTTCTCCTTGAGATGGAAATGCTGCAGAGTTAGCTAATACAATATCTGTTGTGGTTAAATCTGATAGAGATGTGGCCAATGTCGTAGTTGCAGCACCAATTGCAGTACCACCCCATAATGCCGTACCCCAACCATAACCTCCAAGTTGTTGTGCTGGACCCACCGTGTAATAACAAAGAACATCTGCTGATCCGGCGCCACTTAAAGGTGTGCCAGTTTCATTTGCTGCCATTGTAATAGTAAAGCTAGTTGTAGTTGGAACAGATGTTACCATGAATTTTTGGTCTTCAAAAGTTGCATTACTAAATGATGAACCAGATAAACCTGTAACATTGTTGAACATAACAATATCATTTTCTCCCAGTCCGTGAGTGCTACAGTTTATTGTAACTGTAGGAGTTCCGGCTGAACTAGTGAATGTTGCTGAAGATATTGTAGCTCTAATAGGGTGTATGTCATAAAAGATACCACCCGAGTATACGTATAAAATTCTGTTAGTTCCTATTGCTGCGTATTTAATACCAGAGTTGTCGTCCCAATGATGAAGTGCTCTAGCTGCACCAGTTAATTTGTCGTCGCCTAGCTGTTCCCAGCCACCTATTTTTTCTGGTGTGCCGTATCTAAACCTGACATTGTCTCCGTCAAACCATTGTCCCTCGGCCCCGGTCTCCGTGACTTGTTTATTGAATCCAGGTAAAAACCCTAATTTTTGTAGCATATAACCTCATTATATTACATGTTCCTTATTGGTGGAACACCTAACATCGGCCTTTTGTCGAACCTGTTCTTTTCAGCAAAAGGACCATCTACATGGTTATAATGAAGAAAGACCTGCGCACAGACATCCCCTTCAAGTGGTTCTCTCCAATGTTCTAGTTCGCAACCACTATATACTAGCATATCCCCTACATCAAGCAAGACTTTCGTGCCTTCTGGGGCTCCTGGTTTAATGATATTTTTATACTCATCTATGACATTGTCAGCCCCTGTGCCGTCGATAAATATAGGCCATGGGTCTCCACCAAGGTTTAACGTAGTAGATATCTCACAAGAAGGTCTATCTTTGTGTCTTCTTAATATATCGCCTTTTTTATATATTCTAGCATATGAATATGTAGGCACTAGATTAAGACCTGTTTCTTTAGCCATGACTGGTAACATTTTAACAAGTAATGTTTCCATTACATTATCGCCATAATGTGAGTATGTATTTGGAACTTGTTTATCTGACCAAGTTCCAAGCATGCCGTTGTCATAGGTAATATTGTTTTGATACATCCATTGAACAGCATCACGTTTAAGTAAAAAATAATTAAATATAAAATTAGCTAACTCGTAACTAAGTGCACCTTTGATTACTTGATATTTATTAAAAGCCATGTTGTATAAAATTAAAACTTACTGATATCCTTATATCATTAGATAAATTAGGTTCAACACAATGCCACAACCACGCCGGAAACATTATAATTCTATTTTCAATTGGCTCTATACGACACTCTCTCCATAAATGTTTAGGTGGTTTACCTTTTATTCTAATAGGCATTGTTGTTTGTATCCCGGGCCTTGGATCATTACAAACTAATTCACCAGAGTCTTTTGGAACTTTTATATAATATACTCCACTAAATAAACTATTGGGATGTATGTGTGGAGCGTTGTATCCATTTGGTGGATTTATGTTGGCCCACATATTACCTAGTATTGGTTCTCTGTCTAACCACTCTTCTTTCCATATATCTTGCATCATTACAAACAATTCATCTACTAAAGGTTTAAATACAGGGGTTTGATGCATTGCAGTTGTTGAGTGCCAACCATTACGATTTGTCTTTTGAACACCAGGATCTCGTTTGGACCATTCAACTATTTCATTAGCAAACAGTTGATTATCTAACTTTACATCTTTGCCATATATAACTGTCGGAAAAAATTGTTCTTTGATCATCTAAATGGTTTACCCCCAAACCAAACAACAAGAGATTGTCTAACACCTCGTTTTACAGGGTTGACTCTGTGGTTTAAAAATGATGCAAATACAATTGCATGACCTTGTTTAAGTTCTGCAAATTTTCCAGGTGCCATAAGTTCTAAATGTCCTCCCTCAAACTCTGATGGATCATTTAACAACAATGTCATAGATATTTTTCTAACTGGTGGTTCGTGAGACATGTTTACATCACAGTCCATGTGCCAGTCATAAAACCCTCCTTCTGGATATTCTGTAAATTGTGCGTTCTCCGTGACTTGTATATCTCCAAAACCAAAATGATTTTCATTTGCTTTTTGTATAAAATTATTAAGATCACGATACATGTGCTCCATTTCTTTAAATGGTATCCACGATATTGTAGTCACTCTCTTCTTTGTATCTGTGCCACCTCCAGGTTTACCCATACCAACCTGCGCTTGTTGTGGTGGCTGTCTCCTTCCACACTCTATAATCTGTCTGCACTGATCTGGTGTAAACAATGGTGTAGTTGTTTGTATAATCCAACTTTTCCATTTAGGTTCTGTGATGTGTCTGTTTTCGTACATTAACTTACTCCTCTATTTTGAATTGGATCATACTGCACATCCATATTTGCAGCTAAAGTTCTCCTATAACCTTCTCCATTGAATGGATACACTGTGTGTCTCATATCATATGGAAAGATAAAAAAATCTCTTTCTTTAATTGGCGGTTGATAATCTACATTTGCAAACTGACCAGATGTTGAACCTAATATTTGTAATCTGCCATTTTGCGGCTGATCAGGAGAAGAATATTCTACTCCAAAACTTTGTGGTAATTTTAAAATCATTACACTAGATAAACCTGTAAACAGTGTTCCTTGATGCACGTGCACTGGATTGTATTCGTGCTCAAACATAGTGTTAACCCATATAGAATTTAAATGCATTTCATATTCTTTTACCTTATTCCACTGTAGATAGTGTGTAAATTTTTGATGAAACCAACCTAATACATTTTGTGGCAAGTGATTATGTGCAGTCATTTTGTTATTATTAGGACCATCAAAAAACAAACTATGTTCTTTTTCTATTTTACCAATTAATTGTTTATTAGCAGGTTTTAATACAGGATACTTTGTTTCATAAATATGGTTGATCGTATTATATACATCAAGTGGTACTTGATACTTTAATACCGACTGACCTAAAAATATAAATTTAAAATCTGATGTGTCCATATTTTTGTTTAATTCTTTCAGGAATTCTTTCGATGTACGGG